GGAATCAACAAGTTGTGGGCTAGGTGCTTTACCACGCAACATAGATGGTAATTGTCCAATGCCAGGAATAGCGCCACCTAAAACTGTGCCAACTGCAACATTTTGACCAACATCTTGATACATTTCTGCGCCAGTTGCGCCTGTATTTATAGGTGTTGTTAGTCCTGAAGTAGCGCCTAAAGCAGCGCCTTGCATAATTGGATTGGCACGGGCAAAGCTAGGAATCATACCAGCGCCCTTGGTAATCGCAGCAGCAGGGGCTATTGCACCGCCTACACGACCAGCACCATAGGATATTGGATTAGCTTCATAATAAATATCAGCTTGTTTATCTAAATTTTGCGCTAATTGACTTGTTCCTAAATTTCCACCAGTAACTAATTGTGCTCCAGCAACCAATGGGTCAATAAAAGATTTAGTTGCACCAGCTAAAGCTGATTCTAATGGGCGTGGTTGTTCTTGTATGTTTGTACGGTTAACCATGCGTGGCCTACCCATAGCAGCGCCACCACCTGTAGAAGTCCATACTGGGTTTTCTTCTATAGTTGGCCCAGCGTATGCTGTAGGTGTAGGACTTGCTACTTCATCAGGTACAAATCTTGGTGTTTGTTGGGTGTCAGGTACAAATTTCATATTATTGAATAGTTCCAGTTACGCCATTGATAGTTACTCTGTCACCCTTTTTTAAACTACCACTTTGTATTGCTTTTTCTACATCTTGTTCTGAAGAAAAACTTTTTCCACCTTGTGTCATTTGAGGTTGCATCGGCATATTAGGGTTTACTCTAGTGCCTTTTTCTTGTTCATTAAGGTATTTATTAAATCCATTTAATTTGCGTTTAACTGATTCTGCATTATCTAATTCAGATGGTAAAAACGCATTTAAACGATTTAATTCTTGTGCGCTTTGTGCAGCACCAGCACGTTCATTAATTACTTTAGAAACAATATTAAAAACAGCAGAACGGGCCTCTGTTTCTTGAGGTTTTTCAATTCTGCCAGCCAAAGTTTCTCCAGCAGGTAATTTGCCTGCAAGACCACGACCAAAACTAAATGCAGAAGGCGTAGCCGCAACTAATTCCAAAGCCCCATTAACTGCTGCCCGTTGTTGATTAATTGCAGTCACGTCTTTGTTTTGTTCTGCTGTTAATTTAGGGGCTAAAGGTTCACCAGTAGCACTCATAATTGGTTTTGCTGCACCTGTGCGTGTATCAATAAGCATAGGGCCATTAGCTGTTTCTACAACTTGACCAGCAGTAGGCATTTGTGACTTACCAATACGAGAAATAACTTTTGTTGGGTCTAATGGGTCACGCAATTCAATAGCTGTACCTGTGTCAATTTGAATAGGTGCACGATATTTAGCAGCGCCTTGACCTACAGTTTCAACTTTTCCTGTAGCTGGGTTATAGCGTTGATAAACTTCACCCTCACCTAGCTTTTGCCCTTTAAGCATTTCTGCTAATTGTGACCTTACTAATGGATTTGTTGACTGTGCGCCAAGTTGGAAAGCAGCCATTGGATTAGGTTCTTGACCTTGAACCATTTGCGGTGCAATATTTCCACCTTCCATAGTTGGGCCAGCCTGTTGAACCATTTGGTCTGGCGTACCATATTGCAATTCTGAAAACTTAACTAAATCAGACATCTCTTTTTGACGCAATGCTTTAGCCAATTCAAGTTCTTTTTGGTCAATATTTTTAAGTTCTTTTTCGCCAACATATTGTTGTGCCATGTTCCCTAAAAATTCCCAAGGACTAGCGCCAACATATATGTTGCCAATCATTTGTCCTTGTGGCGTTTTTTGACCTTGTTGAACAAGCATTTGCGCCATTTTGCGTTGGCGTTCAAAACCAGCAAGTTCTGGATTAGCCAATAATTGATTTAAATCGGTAGCCATAATATATCCTTAACTCATTCCGTATTTAAGACCAGCACTACCCAAATTAAATAATCCGCTTATCATTGCGTTATTTCTAGCATTTGAAGCATTAGCATTAGCTTGTTGAGATTGATTAGTTAAGCCCATAGCACTTAAATAATCTGTTCCAGGTATTGTTGTTGTAGGCGCATAAGTAGGTGTAGACAAGTTTTTGAGTCCTTGGGCAACTTGCAATGGAGTTAAATATTTAGCCATTGCTTGCGTAAACGCTTGTTGTTGTGCGTTCATGCCAAGAGTTTGATTAGCAAGTTGTTGGTTGTAAGCCAATTCATTAGCAGACATATTTTGCACATTAGTGCGTAATGGCTGAGTAAATGATTGTTCTTGACCAGCAAGATTAAGCCCAACTTGCGTAGCACCTTGACCAAATACTTGTTGATTTGCACGCAATCCTGTGTCCATGCCACCAACAATAGCGCTAGTTCTTGCATCATTTTGTTGTTGTGCAAGAAGTTGTTTGGCTGTTTCATAAGCCCTAGTGCCTGGCACAATACCTTGATTAGCTAATTGAACATCAGACGCTTGTGATTGACGCTGAAGTGCAGGTTCAAGCCTACGCATAATTGCAGCTTCATAGGTTTCCCCAGGGTTAATACCAAAAGAAGGCAATTTAGATTGGTCAATTTGCGTATTAACATTGTATTTAGGTAACGGCAAAAGCTGAGTAGCAGGGTTAAATTGCTGTTGATTTAAGCGTGAACCATAGTAGTTCATGCTTGGCATATCGCCTGTGCTATTAAATGTAGGAGATTGAAACGCTGAACCGTAGGTAGAAGCTAATTGACCGCCTTGTGCATTAATAGCATTTTGCACAAATGGGGCAGCCGTTGTATTCATGGTATAGGTAGGGTTACCATACTGGTCAGTACCAGTTTGTTGGTAAGTCGAATTACCATAAGGTGTGACTTGATTAATACGGTTATTAGCCGCATTAGCCGCAGATGTTTGCTGCGCTGCACCTGTATAGTCTGGAGTGTTTACAGTCTGAGGACTGCCAAACAATGTATTTGATATATCACCTAATATTCCGCCACCGCTACCCATGTTTAACTCCTTTTAGGGGCGCTTTAATGTCGAGAAAACGACAATTTTCACGCCTCATTGCTAATATAACCAAATCCCCATCTTCGTGGGCATCTTCGATATACGCTTTATCTACAAAACCAAGGTGTCGGTCTAACTTTAACGCTTCCTTATTATTAGAGGAAACTGTTGCAAGTATAACGCTAACTCCTAGTTTATTAAAGGGATAATCAAAGGTTGCCCATAACAGGTCTTTACTAATCCAATTCTCATCTATAGCTGCCACATGCATTAAGCACGATTTAGCCCTAAAACCACAATACCCTATTACTGCTACTAAATTTCCGTCTTTTTTCTGCCCAATACAGGTGGTATTCTCTGGCAATTTCTCGCCCAATTTGTTACCCAACCAAGCACGCATATAGTCTTGGTCATCAGTAACAACTTGCCTCAAAGAACGCCACCTCGTTCCATTACATAATCTGTAGAAGCCCAATGCACATCAATACCTTGGGAAACTATCTTCATTGCTACACCGCCTGAATAACCAATACCTGTTACGCCTTGCCATGATTTAGTAATAGACAATGCGCCACCCCATTGGGATTCATCCCAAATAGCGTTATCCCAAGAACCAATAGCAGCATTTTGGGCATTAAATGACACAGTTCCAAGGTTGTTTTGGGTGTCAAAATCCACATTAATACCCGTCAAAACAGATGGAGTTCCATTGTCTGTCTGGAATATAGGGCGAATCATAGTAAAGCGCTTTAATTGACCTCTAGCGTCAAAATAACTATATGCTTGTTGTACTGACGCATTAATGTTACTGCCATTATCGGAATAAGCGTTCCAAAAATAACCCACATATCCTGCGCCACCAAAATACATTTGGTCGTTAGACAATTCCCAGCATTGGGCACTAATGTTACTAAAACTTGCCCAAGCCTTAGAAATGGTGTTCATTACATATTGTTGTGTACCTGAATTAATTGGTACATTAATAATCAGCATATTTTCGCTTGCATAGTAAGCAATTTGCCAACCAAAATTAATGCCGTATAGCGTAGCTGCTTGAGAAATAGCGTAATAAATCTTGTCAGTAAGGTTAACTCTAGGGTCTAGTCGGCTAGACTGCAATGCAGAAGCCAAAGGTACTAAACCGTCTTGGGTAAGTAATAAAATATCGCCAGAAAACTTGTAAAAACAGCGTCTTGTATATACATAACCTAGTTGCCATACGCCTTTTAGCGCCCAAGTTGCAGCGTCATTAGGGTCTGTACCGTTATAAACGATAACCTCGCCCATGCTGGTTACA